AAGCCATAAAAGATGAGCAAGATTATTGGAACAACTCCAAGCAAAAGAATTGGAGGTTTTTAAACCATCAAGTATTTGATTACTTATGGAAGCGTAAAATGATTAAAATATCAAAGGAACAAGCTGACACAATAAAAGCCAAAGTAAGGGCAGTATTTTTAGCACAATCAAAGAAACCTGATGATATGTTAATTGATGAGGAAACAATGAGGCAGCAATGCAAAAAGTATTCTTTAATGATGCACTTTAATAATCAGCTATGAAAATAATACTAACAATACTAATTTGGGAGGGAATTAAGATTATTTACTATAAAATAATAAACCGATGAAAGAACTGTTTAAGCTGACAATAGAGTTCACAATGATATTTATAGGCTTTATCCTAGCCATAATGATATTGGGAACATTTGATTTATACTACGAAATAAAACGATTAATAAAATGAAATACTCATCTAGCTTTACACACGACTTAAACTTTGGCGAAAAAGCCGAAGATTTAATAAATTATATGTTTTCCGATGGTAAACATATTGAAGTAAAAAACGATAGGTTAATACACAAAACAGGAAACTTATTCTTTGAATATGAATCAAGAAATAAGCCCAGCGGATTAGCAACCACCACCGCTGAATATTGGATTTATAGAATAGATGAACTTGACATATCTTTTATATTTCCAACAAAAGCACTAAAACAAGTTTGTAGGGTTTATTACAAAGAAAACTTATTCCTTAAAAATGGCGGTGATAACAACAGTTCTAAAGGATTTTTAATTCCATTAACAAGATTACTAAACGACATAGCAAATGAACGGAGCAGAGAACTCGCAGCCTGTGAGAATGATATACCTAGACAACAAACAAGAAACAATATTTAAATCCATATCCTACGCAAAAAGAATAACAGGAGTAAATGAATACCAAATCAAACAATCCTTAAACCCTGTCAATAAGAAACGATTTACCCATAAAGACCGAATAGTTGTTTTTCGTACTATAAAACCCTAATTTTGCATTATGGCTTTACAAACTATCCCAAGATTAACCGCAAAGGCTCAACAAATATTTAACCGCTACATAAGGACTAGAGACAGTCAAGATGGATATTTTACTTGTATTAGTTGCGGTCAGGTTAGAGATTATGAAAGTATGGATGCTGGGCATTATGTTCCTGTCAAGGGGAGTTCAGCCCTTCGGTTTGATGAATACAACGTAAACGGAGAATGTAAATCCTGCAACGGCTTTGACCAATTCCACCTGATAGGATATCGCAGAAACCTAATTGATAAAATAGGAGAACGAATGGTTTTACACCTTGAAAGCCAACACAGGCTCATAAAGAAATGGTCAAGGACTGAACTTAACGAATTAATAGAAAAGTATAAATAATGGCGAAACTTAACGCAGCTGGTAAAGTAAACTTTGGCACAAGAAAAAAAGGTAAGTACAAAAAAAGTAACGGACCGAAAGACAAACCTACAAAACCATATAATAGACAAGGATAATGAAAGATACATTTTGTAAAAGAGAATACAAGTGCAAATGTGGGATTACAACCGATTATGTATGGGAATCACAATTGCCAAAACACGAAGTAAAATGTGTCCAATGTGCGAAGTTGTTAGGATTTAAAGACTTAAATAAAAAAGAAGTGCCACAAACACCATCCATTAGAACACCAACTAAAAACCGATAATGTTAATAAACGAAATCAAACCAAACCCAAACAATCCTAGAATTTGCAGAGATGCTAAATTCAAATTATTGGTTAAGTCTATTCAGGAGTTTCCTGAAATGCTTAATCTTCGCCCAATAGTTATTGATGAGAAAAATGTCATTTTAGGTGGTAATCAAAGGTATCGTGCTTGTATAGAAGCTGGTCTTACCGATGTTCCTGTTATTCACGCTAACAACTTAACCGAAGAACAAAAGAAGCAATTTATTGTTCGTGATAATGTTAGCACAGGCGATTGGGATTTTGATTTATTGGCAAACGAATGGAATATACAAGACCTTGATAATTGGGGATTAGATATACCAGCATTCGCAAATGATATAGAACAACCAAAGGACAATGCCATCGGAGGTACGACTTGTCCGAATTGTGGTGTAACTTTGTAAGAATCGTGAAACAATCGTGAGATTATGGCAAATGAACAAAACTTAACCCCATTCCCAAAAGGGAACAATGCAAACCCTAATGGCAGACCTAAAGGAGTGCCTAATTCAAGAACTCGTTTACTGCGTTTACTTGAACTTGTTACCAAAGTGCGTAACCCTGTTACAGGCGAAGATGAGGAGTTTACAATAGCGGAGCAACTAGATATGAAGATAATTGCAAAAGCAATGAAATCCGATTTAAGGGCTTATCAGGAAATACTTGATAGACTAGAAGGCAGAGCAAAACAAACAACCGACATTAACGCAAACATTCAAGGTAGCGTTCAAATAGTAATACAAGAAGATGAGCGATGCAAACCAATTGAAGATTAATGCAACACCTGTATTCTTTGCCAACAAAAGAGCATACGAAGGCAGCTATCCTGTCATTTGCAATGAAGGTGGCACAAGGAGTTCAAAGTCTTATTCCATTGTTCAGTTATTAATTGAGATTGCCTATAACAATCCAAAAACTAGGATTTCAATTGTTTCTCATTCGCTTCCACATATCAAGCGTGGAGTTTATAGGGATTTTAAATCTATAATGGAGAATTGGGGTTTATGGTCGGACAATGACTTTAGCTTTTCCGATTTTATATATACTTACCCAAATGGGTCTTACATTGAACTGTTTGGATTAGAAGATGAAAGTAAGGCAAGAGGACCAGCAAGGGATGTTCTATTCATTAACGAAGCCAACTTAATAAAAAGAACTTTATACGACCAATTACTAATGAGAACAACAGGCAAGGTGTTTCTTGATTGGAATCCTGCTGACTTTATCAATTGGGTTTACGAGATAGCCGACAATCCTGAAAACAAACGCATTCATTCTACCTACCTAAATAACCTACCAAACCTATCCGAATCACAAATAAAAAACATTGAACAGTATAAAAACCTGCCTGATGATTTTATGTGGAAGGTTTACGGATTAGGAGAACGAGGTGCAGCAAAAGAACTAATATACACCCAATGGAAACAATACGACACCGCACCTGAAGGCGATGTATTCTATGGGCTTGACTTTGGTTATGTGCATCCAGCTGCATTAATAAAGGTTACCCATCACGAAGGAGAGAATTACTTTGAGGAAATCATTTATCAAAGTGGTCTTACCTTATCCGACCTTACAAGATTGATAAAAGAGAAAGTGCCTGAACGAGCAACCATCTACGCAGATGCAGCCGAACCTAAATCAATAGAGGAACTTTACCGACAAGGATTTAATATTAAACCTGCTCAAAAAGATGTATGGGCAGGAATAGTAAAAATGAAATCTTATCCTATAAACATTCACTTTCATAGTCAAAATCTTAAAAGGGAATTTATGTCTTACAAATGGAAAAAGGATAAAAATGATAATGTAATTGAAGAACCTGTTAAAGCAAATGATGATGCTTTAGATGCTTCAAGGTATGCAGTATTTACTCACTTGACAAAACCTAAATTTGCAGTAAGTGTATTTTAACTTAAATTTCTTTAACTTTGTTTAAATTCTAATAATATGGGTTTATTTGACATCTTCACTAAAAAGAAGATTAACACACTATTTCCAACAATTCCGATGAACTCCCAAATAGCAATTGAAAGGGGTATCGTTACTTGGCAAGGGGCTGACCAAAGAAGTTTTGTTGATGACGGATATGTAGCAAACGATATAGTTTATTCAATCATTAAACTAATTACTGACAAAGCTAAAATTGCACCATTCCACGTTTATAAGGTTGTAGATGAAAAGGCTGCAAAGAAATACAAATCTTTAGCTGCACAAAAAGACATTAACCTAAAAGAACTTGAGACTTTACATAAAAAGGCATACGAACTTTACACAGGAGACCAACGCTTAAACGAGTTATTAAAATATCCTAATGAAGAAGATTGCTGGAGTGATATGGTTGAACAATGGTGCGGTTTTAAATTGATAACAGGTAACGCTTTTATTTATGGCAAACTTATTGAAGCAGGAAATAACGCAGGTAAACCATTTGAACTATTTGCTTTACCTAGTCAGTATATGGCTATTATTGCAAATATCAATG